CAACCACCAGAACAAAACTCAGAAGCGTTAATAAATTTAGTGTTAGGTTATTTAGGTGGTCTAGCATCGGCAGTAATTAGTTTTTACTTCGGAGCTTCTAACTCTACGAAAGAGTAATGGACGAATTTATAAATGTAATAAACCAAGTAGGTTTTCCAATCGCAGCAGCGTTAGGACTTGGATGGTTTATATGGAAGTTAATAAATAGAATTATAGATGGCATGGAAGCCAAACTTGATACTTTAGATGATAAGGTACAAGCAAGTTTAGATACAATGGAAGAGAGAGTAACCACTAAACTTGACAGTCAATATGGCATCATAGTTAGTTTAATTGATAGAGTAAGAGCAATGGATAATCAAAGTATTAGACAGGATGTTCTACTTAAAACTTTACTAGGCGTACCAAACTTAGTAGAGATAGATAAGATTGCAAAGGCAGACAGAGATGACCAAAGAAAAGATTGAAAATATACATCCAATGACACAAATTACTATTGCTTCGATAGTACAAGTTTGTGTACTAGGATTAATGGGTTTGTCTATGTTTTTTATTAACATAGCTTTTGCAGATGAAATGGTTCATAAGTTTAAGAACCCATCGTTTAGTGGAGAAAATACTAGCTCTCATTATCTTACTATTGAGAACCAAGAGTTTAATCGTAAGATGACAATCAAAGAAGAAATCAAAGCTTTACAAGAGCAAATCAAAAGAGACAAGGAAAACACAACACTTGCAAGATTTATTAGAAATCTAGAGTCACGGATTTACGCACAACTATCAAGGCAATTAGTAGAAAATTTATTTGGGGAGAACCCTAGTACAGAAGGTACTATAGAACTTGAAGGAAATACCATTTCTTATATAAGCGATGGAGAAATAATAACACTTACAATTACGGATGCAGATGGAAATGTTACGATTATTCAGTTGCCTATTGGTAGTTTTACTTTCTAGTGGTTGTGCAGTTATAAGTCAGAATAATGATTTAGTATTAACAAAAAAGATACAAGCTCCAACAACACTAACATTACAATCAGAAGAATTACTAAACTTACCGGCAGCAAAAGTACAGCCTACAATAGCGATATACCCTAATAGTTTTAAAGATTTAACAGGGCAACGAAGAAGCAATAGTTCGTTTGCTTTATTCAGTACTGCAATAACACAAGCACCTGAAGCGTTTTTAATTAGAGCATTAAAGCATACATCAGGTGGTAACTTTTTTAGAGTTGTAGAACGTGTAGGTTTAGATGACCTTACCAAAGAAAGACAACTCATACGTACAACTCGTAAAGAGTTTGAAGAAGATAATAAATTAAAGCCCTTGTTATTTGCAGGGCTACTGGTTCAGGGCGGTGTCGTTTCTTATGAAGCGAACCAAAGGTCTGGAGGATTGGGTGCTCGTTACTTAGGAATAGGTAACAGTAAACAATACCGAGAAGATAATGTAACTATATCATTGCGATTAGTTTCAGTATCCACAGGTGAAGTACTAATAGAAACTTTAGTGACTAAAAGTATTTTATCTACAAGCATATCTCAGGATGTTTTTCGTTTTATTGAACAACAAACAGAGTTAGTAGAAATAGAAGGAGGCGTGGCTGAGAATGAATCTGTATCTATAGCTTTACAAAAGGCAATAGAGACAGGAGTTTTAAATATAATAAATATAGGAATAGAGAGAGGCTATTGGGAATATGAATAAAATAATATTAAGTTTAGTAGCTATAATATCTTTAGGTATTTATGCTGCAGATAATGAAATATATGTTGAGCAATCTGGTGCGACAGCAAATCTTGATTTAGAGCAACTCGGTTCTGCTAATATTATTGGAGGTTTAAATTCCGTAGCCGGTACATTAACACCTCTTGACTTAGACGGAACAGGAATGACATTAGACATCAATCAAATTGGTGACACTAATAAATTCTTAGGAGATATTCTAGCTGATAGTTTGACAGGTTTCTTTGAGTTTGATGGAGATAGTAATAGCTTTACAATTCAAGTAGACCCGACAAATACTTATGGAGCAGATAGTTCTAATTTAAATGTTGATGTTACTGGAAGCACTAACACCTTTACACTTGACTTGGCAACGAGTTCAATGGCTAGTAATACTGACCTTGATTGGATAATCAATGGTTCAGGAAACCAACTAGACTTTGATATAGATTATGATGGTGGCACAAGTTATGTAGATATTGATGGTGATAGTAATACAGTTAGTTTTGATGGACAAGGATATGCTGGTGGTTATTTTTACTTAGACCAGACAGGAGGTTCTAGAACATTCAACATACAACAACAGAGTACACTAGATAATGACTGGCTTAAAATACTTAGTACTGGTTCTAACGGTACTGTTTGTGTCATCCAAAACGATGGCGGAACAGCAGTCGGTTGCTGAGATAGGCAGCATTACAGAGCTTGAAGGTTTTGGCAGAGTTGTAAGAGACGATACTTACAAAGCTGCACTAGCCTTCGATATAAACAGTTACGATAATGTCCAAACTTCCAATGGGAGAGTGGGCATTACGTTTCTGGATGATAGTCAAGTAAGATTGACTGAACATTCTGAACTCATTATTGATGAGTTTATATATGACCCTGACCCATCTAAATCTAAGATGGCTCTACAGTTTGCGAGTGGTACTGCAAGATTTATCACAGGAAAACTCGCAACTATAGATAAACAAAACATATTTATAAAAACTCCAAGTGCTACGATAGGTATTCGTGGTACTGATTTTACTGTGACTGTTGACGAATTAGGTCGTTCTTTAGTCATATTATTACCTGACGATGACGGTCTACCTAGTGGAGAGATTGTCGTTGCAACAGCTATGGGAGAGGTTGTACTTAATAAACCTTACCAAGCTACAACAGTTTCAATGTTTGAAGCTGCACCCACTAAGCCAGTTATCCTTGACTTAACACTTGAGTTAATTGATAACATGTTGATTGTAAGCAAACCAAGGGAGAATAAAGTTGCCACAGGACAAGACGGAGATAGTAGTACAAGTAATGTTCTTGATATTGATTATCTTAATTTTGACGATTTAGAACAAGACTATTTAGCAGGAGATGAATTAGAATTTACAGAGCTAGATATAAATTATTTAGATGTAAATTTTTTAGAAGACCTACTAAATATAATTGAAGATATAAACGAATTAGATACAACTAATACACTATTAAAAACAGATATAGATTTAAAAGGTACAGCATTTGGGTTTGACCAAGAAACTCAAATCAATACTTTTACAACAGATAATCTCATAACTTTTTACAAAACGTTAGAAGATACTGTTAGGTTAGATTTAGATAAGAGTGGCTCATATACTGTCATACTAATACAGAATGGTAAGAGCACTCAGATTGTGGTGAATGGTGGAGGAAGCTCTACCATAACGATAACTCAAGGAGATTAATATGAAGTGGTCTTTACCTTTACTTGGACTTTTAATTGTACCTTTACTTTTTAACTCTGTACCTTTAGAGATACTTAGACTTAAAACTTTTGATACGTTTGTAGAAACTCCAGAGCCTTCCGGACATTTTACAATTTTAAATATTACTGAAGAAGACGTACAAGAAAGAGGTGGCTATCCTTTTCCTAGACAAGACTTAGCAGAGATACAACGACAACTAATTAACGAAGGTGCATTAGGAGTGGGTTGGGTTATTCTATTTCCACAGCCAGATAGGTTTGGTGGAGATGAAATCTTTTCACAGATGCTAAGTTATGTTCCTAGTGTACTAGCAATGCCAGAGTTTGAGAATAATATTTATCCTGAAACACATGGTACTGTTATCCTTGGACCAGATGTAGACTTACCAAAAGCTACAGGGTTTTTAGAAAATGTACCTATACTAAAACAATCAGCAGCTCAAGGAGTAGTGTCGGCAAGAGTTGATGTAGATAATCTTGTCAGACGATTACCTTTACTACAGCAAACTCCAGATGGTTGGGTTGCTGCCTTTGGTACTCAAGTACTAAAGTCATTAGTAGGTGGTGACACTTATCAAATTAAGACTAACGAGAATGGTATTGAGATGATAAGAGTCAAAGGATTACCTCCGGTAAGTACAGATAGTCTTGGGAGAAAATGGATAAGTTGGGTTGATACACCACAAACTACCTTAAAAGAAATGGATGTTGCAGGTAAGTTTGTATTCATAGGTGTAACTGCGAAAGGAGTTATGCCACAGTTAGCAACTCCAAACGGATTGTTAGAGCCTCATAAGATACAGGCTGCACTTGCAGAAAGTATTTTGATTGACTCTCCTTCCATACCTGACTACAGATTATTTGTTGAACTATTTATATTATGCATTTCCGGATTACTAATCGCCTTTATTATAAGTTACTTTGGTATAACGTGGGGATTACTTTTAGCTGGTATGGTAATGTCATCAGTTGCTGGTTTAGGTTATTATTTTGTATCTCTAGGTTATTTAGTTGATGTAACTTGGAGTTTGATAAGTATGACACTTATCGCAACTCAACAGTTCTATCTAAACTTTAGGACACAGTTTAAACTTCGTCAACAAATTAAGAAACAATTTGAGCATTATCTTGACCCAGCTCAAGTCAAACGATTACAAAACAATCCAGAGCTTTTAAAGTTAGGTGGTGAAAGAAGACGATGTACATTTTTATTTACAGATGTTAGAGGCTTTACAAGTTTGTCAGAGAAGTTAGAGCCTGAAGAAGTCACAGAGATTATGAACAAAGCTTTAACTATCCAAGCTGATGCAGTTAAAAAGTATGGTGGAATGGTAGATAAATATATTGGTGATGCGATGATGGCTATATTTAATGCACCTATGGATTTAGATAGACACGAACATCAAGCTATATTAGCAGCGTTAGAGATAAAAAATAAAATGAAAGAATCAGATTTAGATATTGATATAGGTATTGGTGTGAATACAGGTGATGCTGTGATAGGTAATATGGGAAGCGATACTCGTTTTGATTATACAGCTATAGGTGATGCTGTAAACTTAGCAGCTCGTTTAGAATCTAGCTGTAAGGAAGTAGGTAAAGATTTAGTTATAGGTGAAGAGACAATTAAATATTATCATGGAACTATGTATCAAAAGTTAGATTCTATCCGTGTTAAAGGTAAAGAAAAACCTATAAAAATTTATACAATATGACTTGACAAATGTGAATATCGACCCTATAATAGTAGGGAAGAGTGTGCGAAAGGTTCGGCACTCATAAACTTGCTTTATATAAGGAGTTAATATGACAAACATAAAAGCATTTGGACAATTCAGTCCGTTCTCAGTCGGGTTTGATGACATCTTTAATACATTACAAAGAGCATCAATACCTAATACAAACTATCCACCTTACAATATTCTTAAAAAAGGTGAATCATATTTTATTGAAATGGCAATGGCAGGGTTTAAACGTTCTGACATTGATATTGAAGTAAAAGATAATACATTAACTATCTCTGCAGACTACGGAAAGAGAGAGGATGATATAGAATTTATTCATAAAGGAATTTCTGAACGAGAGTTCTATAAAAAATTTGCTCTAGCTGAATACGTAGAAGTAAAGAAAGCTCAGATGATTGATGGTGTCTTGGTTATTCAACTGGAAAAAGACATACCAGAGGAACAAAAGCCAAAAAAAATCAAAGTTTCTAGCTAAAAATAGCTAAATGCTCTGAGAGCTTCATAGAAGCCCGTGGCTGCATTTTAGGTGTTTTTGGACCAATGGTATTACTTACACCCTAATCGTTCAACTACGGGCATTCTGTGAGGTCGTTTTTTTACAAAGCCTCAGTTTCACGTTCTAAATATCGATGAAGTGGTTCGAGTCTTTCTTTTGCTCTACGAAGTAAAGTTTTGACTAGAACTCTGTCGTATTCTGGAAAACATTCATCTACTTTTTCTACTGGCAACTCTGATATTTCTGTTACTATCTTGTTATCTTTTGTTAATAATAGTTTGAAACTAATAAGATTAGCTTCCTGCTTCTTACTCATTTACTGTCCTTAAATTTGCAAAGTTAATTAAGTCTTGTTTTCCTCTGAGTCCAGCCTTCATGTAAGTAGTAGCTCTACCTTCAAAGAAGTTCTGATGCTCAACACCCATCACTTCATCTATCCAACCAAGAGGATTTTCTCTTTGGTCATAATTAGTTTTTAATCCTAGCTGTAGTAATCTTCTATCAGCTATGTATCTATTGTATGCATACATATCTTTCTTGGTTAATCCTTGTAAGTCTCCCATCTCAAATACTAAATCAAGAAACTTATCTTCAAGCGTTACCATCTCTCTACATATTTCATACAACTCTTTTTTAAAATCATCTGTCCATATGTCAATGTTCTCTTGTATGAACTCTCTAAATAATTTAGTCATGGCTTCAACATGCATTGACTCATCACGAATAGAGTAAGTTACAATCTGTCCCATACCTTTCATCTTTCCGAATCTTGGAAAGTTTAACAAGATTGCAAAGCTACTAAATAATTGTAGTCCTTCTGTAAATGCAGAATAAACTGCTAATGTTTTTGCAATAGTTCTCTTATCATTCTTACGTGGTTTAAACGTTCCCACATAGTCATGCTTGTCTGCCATCTCTTCATACTCTGAGAATGCTTTATATTCTAACTCAGGCATTCCAACTGTGTCAAGTAATAAACTGTAGGCATCTTGATGGATTGATTCCATGTTAGCAAAAGAACTCATCATCATTCTTGCTTCTGGTTTTTTAAAGATGGGCATATATTTATCTATATATCCACTCGCTACATCGACATCTGACTGAGTAAATAATCTAAAGATTTGAGTCAATAGATTTTTTTCTGTTGGTGAAATGTCCTGCCAATCTTTTACATCTGTATGTAATGGTACAGATTCTGGCATCCAATGCATTTGATTTTGTAGTTTGTAGTAATCGTACATCCACGGATACTCAAACGGTTTATAGTAATCTCTTGTTGATAGTAAGCTCATTAGTTCTCCTTAACCTTCACAGGCAATACATCCCTCATCATCTAATTTAATACGAGGAATTTTTATGTTAACATTCTCTACGTTTCTAGCTGCATTAGACCTAAAGTAATATAGCGATTTAAGTTTATGCATTCCATACCAATGAACATCATTTACATACTGCATATATTCATCATGTACTTCTTGGCTATCCGTAGTCTTAGGTAGTGTAAAAAATAAATTTACACTTTGACTTTGACAAATAAATTCTTGTCTCATATGTGCATGTTCGACAATCCATATTTGATTTATTTCATTTGCGGTTTTGAATAGTTCTTTTTCTTTCTCATCTAGTATCTCTAGCTGTTGAACTGAACCATCATTACCTGATATATCTTTCCAAACTTCTTCAAGTTCTTTACCTTTCAATCCTTTAGACTTTAAAAGTTTATCTAAGTATTTGTTCTTAACTTGGTAAGTACCTGACAAAGTTTTGTGCGTATATGCATTAGCCCTATAAGGCTCAATACTAGGGGAAGTCCCACTACAAATAATACCGGAAGAAGCGTTAGGAGCAATAGCAAGTAGATTAGCATTTCTAAGCCCTGAACCATGTATATCAGGAGCTTCACCCCTTTCTTCTGCCAAGTATTGAGAAGCTTTTGTCGCTTCTCTTTTGATGTGACTAAAGGCTTTATGATTAAAGCCAGTTGCGAATATACCTTCAAAAGGTATTCCTTTAGATTGAAGATAAGCGTGGAAGCCCATTGCCCCAAGACCAAGAGACCTTTCCCTATACGCTGAGTAAGCTGACTTGGTATAACCTTCCTTATCTTCTTTAATATATTTTGAAAAACGTTTGAAGTTTGCACTATATTCTCCGAGTTGTGATGTGTCTACAGCATTATCAATATAATGTTGTAAGACGTTATCGAGCATTGTAATTAAATCATTAATGAACTCATCATTCTTTGACCACTTATCAAAGTGTTCTAAGTTTACAGAAGATAAACAACAAACTGCTGTACGTTCTTCGTTAGTAGGTAAGGTAATCTCTGAACATAAATTACTTTGCCTTATGTTTAGTCCTAAATCTTTCTGTGATTTTGGTAAAGCTTCGTTACACGTATCAATGTTAATCATGTATGGCTCACCTGTTTCAGCTCTAGCAAAAAGTATTTGCCACCATAAGTCTCTAGCATTGACCGTCTTAACAGCTTCGTTAGTCTTAGGGTCTATCAGTCTCCAGTCTTCATCGTTCTCTACAGCTTCTAAGAAT